ATTACTGTATCGGTAATAGTTGCGTTATTCATTTCCGGTTTAATGATAAGATCAACCAGAAAAACGCTGAGAGACCACGCAAGACACAAAGCAGAAAAAGAATACAAATACAATGATAAATCCCAAGATAAATACCCTGTTTTAGGTGGAGGTGGTTCAAAGACAACAACCGGTATTTATTTATTATTCGTAGGTGTTTTCATTGGTTATATATTGTCTCATTTCCGTTGAAAAATCCCATCCCATCTAAAAATATCTAGTAATTCACAGGAATATTATAATAACTGTAAAAAGGCGTCGACGCAGTATCAATATCAATACCCGTCGGCGCATCACAAACAAATTCACCCCCCGCTTTAGGAGCTACTTTACAAACAACGGTAATTCCCTCGTAATCTTTCGTAGTAACCGTACCATATCCAAGGTCAGCAGTATTCACCTCCTTTCGACGATTGACACATTTTTTCACACATTTTTTGCGTTTGTTTGTAATATAATCACTCGCATATGAAATCCCATTTTTCCCATTTCCATTTGAAAAACAAGATTTTGCTTTTTCATTATTTGTACATGACGACATATATAAATAATAAAGATAATAATTATTACCCATAAACCCCCAAAAACCTACCTACACAAAAATTATAAATCGTACAATTATAAATCGTACAAGGATTGTAAGGTTAAACAAAAAGAATAATCCGTATTATTCAAATCAATGACCCGCCCATATTCATCCAACAACTGGATCCTCAACTTTTGTATATCCACCGGACCAAAATACTGGCGCGCCGTAGTTGTAAGCATTAAATTATTCTGGCTATTGACGTCTAAATACCCAGTTCCTGTTTGTAGTGAAATGCGTGCTAAAATATTTTGATTCAAAATGGAGGAATTAAAAGCACTGTAAAAACTATTATTGACATTATTGTTGTAATCATCTACCACCAAATACATGTACTTGATACCATTGAGATCTACTGGTGCCTCGCCAACATAATTAGGACTACCAATATATTTACCATTTCTAAATCCTAGAATCCAGCCCAATTTCAACGGTAATGGCGTACTTGAATCCTCGCCCCCGCTGCTATTCGTATTAAATTCCAAAGAAAAATCAAATAAAGTCGCACCATCGGCAATCCCGACGACCAATTGACCGGTCCCCGATCCGGAAGAAGTATTCAATGTAAACACCAAATCTTGATACTTGTTCAGACTAGACAAAGGACCGCTACTAACATAATTATTCAAAAACGCAACCATTGTTTCAGGAGTATAATTTCCATCCGGAACAAAGACGACTTCTTGCGTCGAATCGCTACTCGTCTCGATCCCAATGGTAAAAAAGTTATTCCCCGTTTTGCTAGATATATAATAATAAGTCTTGGGAATTTCAAACGCGGTCAGCTGCATGGTCGCAACACTGGAAAATTTAATGGGCAAATCAAAATGAAAATCAGTAGAAAGCGAACCGTAATAATTATCGCGAAAACGGGTGTCAATATTCAAATACTGCCTTAATGATCTTTTCTTGAGCGGATTGATAATTCCCTCATAAAATTCACTAGGAAACGATTGGGCAAACGCCGTATTGGGTCGGTTAATCACCATATTTGCTCCGTTTTCCTGAATGACTTTCACCGGTTTTAAGCTCATGTCAGTATTGTAAATATTCGCTGCTGAAATTTTGTTGAATACGGTGCTTTTCAAGTCGGTTAAAAGTAAATTTTTCGCTTCTTGTAAAAAGGCAATTGTTTTATTTCTTACTTGTTGATTCAATGTAAAGTCTGTGTATATATTTTCTCTTAATTTACTTTCTTTCATATCAAGAGTAGATGAGTCATAATTAACTGGTAAATCAAAAATATCTTCTAATTCTTCTTTTTTGTAATTATTCAGGTTCAAGTCGAAATTCATGTATAATATATAATATATTACAATAATAAAATAGTTGTAGTATTACACATATTAGATATAATAAAGCGGTAAATATAATAATAATATATATATAATGAAACAATTAAGAAAATCAACCAGAACAAAAACAAAAACAAACCGAACAAAATCAACCAGAACAAAATCAACCAGAACAAAATCAACCAGAACAAAATCAACCAGAACAAAAACAAAATCAAGAAGAAATAAAAGGATGATGAAAGGTGGAAAGTCGGAAATATCGTTGGGTATAACTTATGATACTATATTTGAATATTTGATTGAATTATTGAATAGACCAGATTTCAAAACAAAAGTGTTTGACAAAAATAAAACATTTATACACAGTATCAGTATAAATAATGATAATATTCCCGAGTCTTTTAATTATGTAAATAATGCGGAATTTAGAAAATTCATAGATGATTTAGTACAATGGTTATTACTCGATTATAATCCATATATTTTCAATACTTTATTAACAGTAATTAATAATTGTTTCAAAAATCCAAAATTTCTTAACAATGACACCGATTCATTTCAAATATTATTTGACAATTTACAAAACATGATACTTCAAAGAATGAATGAAAATTTTAATGCGGTTGATGATGATAAGAAAAACGAAATAAATTTATTAATATTAATATTATATTTATTAACTATACCAAGTGTAACTACGGCGGTATCAAATTTTATTAATAACAATAAAGTTGTATTTCAAAACAATTTATCGGATATAAAATGTGTTATAAATGATATCAGAAAAATAGATATAAAAAATAATATAATGGTTCGTAAATTAATAACAAACTATTTTGAGTCATTGAAAATAGATAGCGCAAATATAAATGTTACAGAAGTGCTAAAATTATTGGGAAAATTTGGAGATTGTATTCCTCGTTTGTTATTACACCTTAGCGGAAATTATGTAGCATCAAAAGGTAAATCAATTGGTCAGTCAGTGGGTCAATCATTCGGCAAACACATTGTTTCACCAGCTCAATCATTCTTTTCAACAGTAAGAAGTAATATTCCAACATTTCAAATACCAAACATGTTACCCAAATAACAATAAAATAACAATAAAATAACAATAAAATAATAAATCAACTATTTTATTGTTTTCTATACAAATCACAATTACAATCTTTTACGACTTGCTAAATAAGCGGCCGCGGTTGTCCCCACCTTTCCATAACCACTATGTGGTTGATAAATATAATTATGATTATAGGTATAGCATAATGTATTGTTACAATTATTTAATCTTCCGATTGTCACTGGGACAAAATATCCAAAACTACTTAAATTATTAGCACGTCCAACAGGAGGAACAGAGCAAGAACCCATTTATATAGACAAATATAATAATCTCTGGACAGGACAAAGTAATCCCTAATCCCTAACATAATCCATTCATTTCTTACCACACGCACTACACCCGGCAGTCGCGGTATGTACACGTTGAATCATGTTTGATTTCAAAGAGGTTTTCATCGTAGGCTTCACGGAAGAAGCCGATTTTGAAACGATTTCAGAATAGGAAACGCGCGGAACAGACCCGTTATGTAAAACCATATTTAATTTAACTGGCATTATATTATATAAATAACAAATTAATTTTTATAGAACATATATTTTCCCCCATTTTTATTCTTTTGATTCTCTTAATAAGAGAGAAACCCCACAATTCCACACCCCCCAACTTATTAAAATCCCCTTCTTCGACTTTTCTTTACCTTTTTCTTCATACTTTTTCTTTTCTTATTCACCATTTTTTTTGTCTTTTTCGTCGATCTTTTTGTCTTTTTATATTTTTGAATTCTACGCCCATGATTACCTCCCAGAATAGTTTTATAACCACCAGATTTGTAGCACAACGGACATTGATCTGTCCCATTTTTACTGGAACCCAAATAACAATCCATGTGAAGATAATGTCCACAATTATTAAATTGTATGGGAGGATTTCCAATAGTATCATTTCTTAAATCCACCCCACAATAAGGACACGCAAGATTATCGTCTCCTGGTGGTATACCCATAGGATTATTTTCAACATCAATTATAGGTGAAGTAGATGAAGACCGAGATGAACCCGAAGGTACAAAATTAAAAACATTACCATCAACTCTTGTTGTAGAAGAAGATGGTTTTGTTTCTTCTTCTTTTTTAACAACGACACCCGGCACTGATGTTGTTTGAGAAACAACCCTATCTTTAAAAACACCAAAAGGGCTGACGCTTACAGGATTTGAATTCCATGGATTATAACCATATTCAGGACGATTCTTTAATTCCTCTAGATTTGTAGGTGTTGTTCTATTTGTTTTATAACCCAAAAATGTCATATAATTCTCTAATTTTTGTTTAATACGTTCAAGAATTCTATCAACATTTTCATCATACTCCCTACGATTGAAACTACTTTTCATTTTATCATAAAATTCTTTAAGCATATAAAAATACATATTGGTACCTTCTGGTATAAGTTTAGTATCATATGAAATAATATCATCATCGTTTAAATTCAAAGAATTAATATCATCAAGAACACTGTTTAATTGACCTTCTATATTTGTTAATGTTGTAACTAAATTGTCATAATTGATTCTATAGTTTTCTTTTAAAAATTTGGGACGATTACTCATATATAATAATAATATATAAAATCCAATACAATGAAATATTTTATATATTTTGTTTTCACTTTATTCCATTCAATCCCCAACCCTAACATGTCTCACTATTACAAGGATAATAAACCAATAATTCGCTTATATTTTTTTCAGCAACGGTGCCGTCATCATATTGAATAATATAATTTGTACCCATTTTTTCAAGAACAAGCGCCTTAACATAATACCCATCCGCATTCGTGGCATAAACATACGTGCCAACGTCAAATTCATAATAATATTGGAATCGTTGTGGATCAGCCAATGTATCATAAATCGCATCATTTTCATCACCACAAATACAATTTCCTTGATATCCACCACCTGACACAATACTTGTCTTGGTAGTTTTTCCACCATAAATAGGGAACGCTGGATTAAATACAATAGGTTTTCCAAAATCAGGCGGAATAACACCACGACGAACCGGTCCTTTTCCCTTAATACGATTCAAATAGCGATCATAGGAATTATGTTTAATATCTACCCCTGAACCACCTGGGCAACCAGCACCGGGTCTACATCGGGTAATCGTTCCCCGAGTGCTACTTGAGTGGTAAAAACTTCCACCGGCAACCGTCGATGGTTGTACATGGCGCACACGACGGTCACTCATTTGATTCCAATTCACGCCATATTTTCCTGGTTTTTGATATACATTCAAGGCTGCTAAATCATTCATGTATAATGAAGCAGGAACTCTTACTGTATTTTGAATAATTTTTAAAGTCTGATATTGAGATGCTGGGTCGTTATAACTCATGTTATTGTTACACCAGCGACAATTAGTTGTTATTTGGTCATCAGTAGCAATTGGCATATTCTTTATAATATACTATAACAATATATTATTTCTCTCTTTAGTGTCGAAACTAAAAAATAAAATTGAATAATAATTATATTTTATAAAAATATTAAAAACAAACCACGACATCACAAAATAACAAAAACAACATCACAACAACAAACATAATGTTCAACTGCGCATATTGTAACAAAGAATACACCAGAAAAACCTCATACTCGAAACATATTATCATATGTGAAATATTATACAAACAAAAAACTCAATCAAAAGCATCGCAAAAACGAGAAGAAAAATGCGAGGAAGAAGAAAAACCACCGCACAATATTTCAATACAAGGTTTGTACCAGATTGTTCAAGAATTAGCCTATAAAACAAAACATATGGAAGAAGAATTACACGAAATCAAACAATATATTTCCATGAATGTCAACAATATAAATGTAATCAACATGCTGAATTCTCCGACCTCACCTATCCCGACCCCAACAATCACGTACGATGAATGGAAAAGGGATTTCAAGGTTTCAGAAGAGGATATTACTGATTTGGAAAATATCATAGAAACCATGAAATCTGTAATCAAAAAGAATTTGACACCATCAATATCGCACCCCTTCATTAGTTTTGCTCAAAAAAAACACGCGATTTATGTATACACATCCACTGAAGAAAACAATAACAATATCATTTATTCCTGGAAAAAACAAACCCCCGAAGAATTCCTGTCGTTATTTAAATTTATTCATTCAAAAATACAGCAAGCATTATCGGGGTGGTACAAGAAAAATAAGGAAATGATATTACGCAGTGACCGTTTGAGTGATCAATATCAACGAAACCTGAATAAATTAGTGAGCATAGATTTAAAGTCCCCCGCTACAATCGGAAAAATCCGCAATTATTTGTATAACTCGCTACAAACAGACTTGAAAACAATTACCTATAGTTTCTAATCACGTCAAATAAAATAAACATAAATGAAAAGCTAATAAAAAGATTTTTATATTTACCTTATATACAAAATAATGCAAATTATTTTACAACTTTTTTTGCTTGGTTCTTTATTAATGACCATGACCTCTAGTCCTATTGTATTTTCGTCATCTTCC